TTTTATAGAAACAATCCAGAAGCGAAGCCAAAGGATGCGATGGAAGCTTGTGGTTGCAGTTACCCGACAGCTTGGCGTTTGAAAAAAGAGTTGGCTCAAACACCTCCGAGTGCCGACTTACCAGTGGTCGTGCGTTCTAAAGATCACATCCCGACCAGTCTTAGAAGTGACAGCGGAACCCTTATCTTGAGGCCGCACGGTGAAGTCGAAAGCGCCGTTTCAGATGGTAGCACCGCCAGCTACTACCAGTTGCCAGGGGGCGCGACAGAGCTGCAAGACCTCATCTCCTTTAAGAACATGAACGCTCAGATCGGTGAGATATTTCGTGCGTGTTATCGCAACGGGCAGGCTTCTCACTCTGATTGTCTGCGAGACGCCAAGAAGATGCGTTTTTACATAAATGCCGAGATCAAAAGACTAGGAGGTTAGCGTGGAAAAATATGATGACACGGCTTGGAAAAATCTGGTCGTTTGGCCCGGCGATTTAGACCGGGGCAAAGCAGAAGAGGTGGTCAGTCATTTGTTGCTCAATTCCATGAAGCACAACTACTGTGAGCTAATGAAGATTCACTCTGAAACGAAACGAGTTTCATTAGGAATGTTTCGACTCTTCGGAAGTAATTGGACAAAGTCAAAAGAGCGCATTTGGCAATGGTACGACCTAGAAATAGGGGACCAAAGCAATTAGTTCAGTGGCTTGAATCTGAGGGGCGGTCGTATTTCTGCTTTATAGACAGGAACGATTGCCCTCAAAATTATTTGCCTTGCTTCCCTCAACTCATCTTGTTGTTTTTCTTTTTCTTTGACCGGCAAATCAGAAGATAGAATGATCTGCTCTACTTTTCTAAGTTTAGAAAGTTCATCAGCTATTTCATTCAATCCTTTACGATAACCAATGACGCTTGCGTTTGTGGCAGCGTAAGCAGAAGCTTCATCGAAGCGACCCTGTTTTTCTAGTTGTTTCATAGAACCGTAGAGTTGATCAACGTACTGCTTCAGCTCGTAGAAATCTTCAGATGGCCCACCACCAAATTCTCTTGCCCGAAATCTTCTCATCACCGGGTAATCTTCCATACGCATAGGGCGTTGTTTTGTAGGATCATCTCCTTTCAGAATCAAATCTACAACGTCGATAACGTAAGAGCCGAGCGTTCCGCCATAGCCGTAAAGCAAGTGATCAATCTTCAATGGACTAATCTCTACGTTACCTTTTGACAGAAAATCAGAAACATTTTTAGAGATTTCGGTTGTACGATCTGTCGATTGCAGCCGTGGCTCAATAGTTCGATCAATGTAGTACGGAACAATCGACCTCCCAGTAAAAAAGTCAAAGTTCATACTCGCTTCGATCAGTGGTCCGTAGGCTGCGGCGTCAAACGGATTCAACTCAAGAGTGTTGAAAACTCCCCTGGCGACAGACTCTTGAACGTCTTTCGTGCTGGATTCACCAACCATTGAATCAAGTACACGCTCTGGGATAGTCTTGAAAAGGAAACCAATTTCAAATGGAATTGGCAACTTATACGGTTTACCAGAGTCTGACGGGATGATGAAATGGTTATCTTTGATGTAGTCGGTTTGTTCTTTGTATTGCTCATCATCACTCACCAATAAGTAGTACATCCCAGTAAGCGCCGTCAGGTACAAACTCCGAACCGTAGCACTCACAGCCCTTTGCCCCCGAGTCTTTGTTTTATCTGCGCTGTATCCGCCAGTGTATGCTCGCGCCAGGACATCAAGACCCTGTAGCCTCGCGTTCAAGAATGGGATCATCGCAGTCAACGTCCTCATCACCGGGTTAGAACCACGACGACCGAAATTGATCACTTCAAGTGCTTGGAATGCCGCTTCTGCTTCGTTCCCGGTGCGAGCTAAAACATCATCATACACCGCTTTCCTGGTGGCAAAATCAGACCGAGTGCTTAAAGTACCCAAAGTGTCCCACATACCGCCGAACATATCTGTGACTACATTGTCCGTTAGACCTCTTTCGGTCCTTCTAGCTCCCCGGCGCTTGAGGTTTTTGTTGATAAACTTAACGATGTCCTTGGGGTCTTTCCCGAAATCATATCCACCGACGACTCCAAATTTTTCCAAGTCGTTCATGTCTTTGGCGTAGTTTTTTACCGTATCAATCACGGGCGTAAAAGAAGAGCCTGACGTAACGTAGGTACTGAGCGTGTCTCGGGCCATGTTCGTGAGAACAAATCCGGGGTCTCTCGTAATCATTTCCCGCAAAAATATAGCTGGCGCTCCGAGATATTTCTCAAGCAGCGGATACCCAGCGTCTAGCGGGAGTAAAGATTCGTAAATCAACGGATCGTTGATTCTCACGTTGACCTTTTGTCCTTTAGACTTGAAGCTAATTACTCCAGCCCCTTCGGCTGTTTTTGCCAAAGGCGACACTCTTTCTGCCAACCCCATTTTGATCAAATCCCGAGCGACTCTTTGTTGAGCGACGTTTTTCATTCCCATTTCAACCGCTGCTGAAAGATTACGGGTGATCGCGTCGAGCATTGGAATGTTGATCTGCTTCTCACTGCCCTCAAGCTTTTTGAATTGCGCGGCACTCGTCATACCAGAAAAAACTTTCGGTACGTTTGGTCCTAGATCAGCGTCTGGCTCTGTGCTTTGACGATAAAAAGGAACGTAGTCAGATTGTTTCATCCACAACGTGGCGGTCTCTGCATCTAGAACCCCGGTATCCATCAAAAACTGGACCGTGTTGCGATTGTAAGCCTGCCAGGTTTGATACCATTCCTCTATGATCGGTCTGCCTGTTTCTTCGTTTATGTATCTATCGACGGCTTCTTGTATTCTGGCATTCGCTTCTGGATCGCCAGGGACAGCTTTACCCTCTTGATTTAAGCGCATACCTCTTTGGGCTATGGCGTAAGCCTGGGCTAACTGTTCTAGATTCTTTCCGTACTGATTGTTAAAAAGCGGCTCCATCACACCGATCAAGCCCTTGTACTTTTTGCCTTCATGAAAGAAAGGTTCTACCGAAGTAGCGCCGTCCTTGTAAACTGGAATCCCTTTTTGTAGAGCCGTGGCACTCACTGCGATAGATCGATCTGCCATCAATAACGCACTCATGGAGCTTACGTCGGCTAGATGATTTGAGAATCTACCATCCTTGTTTAGTAATCTCTCAATCCGAGCATACCTATTGATCGCACCAGATTTCACTTTGTCCAACCAAGTCCGCCACTCAGGTTCTTCAACGGCACCCAAATAGGCCATACCAGGTGTGCTGTCAGGAGGCGGTTCTGCAACCAAACTTTCTAGCGCCTTCTGCTCTTCTGGCTTTAAGTCTGGAGTGTTTGATCGTGAAAACAAAGCGTCGTCAAGATCGTCAAGCGTTTGACCTTGATCGGGGTCTCTCGCTACAGCTTGAGTGTATCCGTCGCTATCTGGGTTGATTCGGGGGATGAAAGTGGCCGGTACTGTTTCTGCAATTTTTTCGTCTTTTTTTACTGCCAGATTAACTTGGGCATCACTTATCAGTGGTGGCTTTGGTATAAACCGCTGAACTAATTGATCAACGGTTCCTACGTCTGCTTCTGCCTGTAGCTCGGCGGCAGCATCGCTTCTTCCTCTGCGCCTAGCTGCCGAGTTGGGTCTCGGTCTGGGTATTCCGCTATCAGGTAGTTTTCTCTCGTAAGTGGTTGCTTCGTTGAAATCAGATACTGCTCCGTCAGATCGATACCATTCTGGGGGCGTGACTTGTCCTGCGTGTTCATAAATTATTTCTCTCGCTTGGTCCAGTGTTATTCGTTTGTTATTGTACTGTCTCCATACGTCATTCACAAACTCAATGTTTTTCTTCTGTCTCTTGTAGTCTGGCTGGAACAAACCCCTGGACGCCTCCCAGGTAATAGATTGCATTTCTCTAGGCAGAATGCCTCGCTCCTTAGCGGCACGGCGATATCCTTCTTCATACAAAGAATAAACACCGTTAATGCCAGACGTTTGTGAGGATGAACCCTTGGTTCCAAAATTGTGAGATACCTCAAATGCACTGCCGCCGAGGGGCTTCAGAAGCCCCGCTGCAACGGCGTGAGTATCGATAGTCACATAACCAAGATCGGACTCTGGATCATATATGTTGTTGTAGAAGTTTCTGACTTTATTTGCCGAGCCAAGGGTTGCAGATATCACATCAATGTCGGCTTCGCGCAACGCTTCAATTGACTTGGCTATCTCAGACAAAGACCCCCAAGCTATCTTAGAGTTGCTGCCGTCAGCGTTCTTTGCGTAGTCTAGAAGCCTGCCGTCCGGGGATACAATCCTGTAGCTTGGGTCGTTATAGGTCTGGTCAAACGTCCTGATCCACATAGCGCCTAGCTGCTGGCCAAGTCCTGGCTCATTGAATTTACGCAGTATCTGCTCCAGGGAGCTAGAACCTATCAGTTCAAGCATCTCACGGTTTCTAGCCTGAGCTTTAGGTTTGATATCCTTATGAAAGAACAGCTCCTCAGCGCGAGCTTTCATCTCGGGAGTGAACGGTTGTCTTGCATGATTGAAGAACGTATCGATAGTTCGCTCTGCAAGTGAGGCGTTCTGATACCAGTCCTTTTGTGGTGATAGCACGGCAGCCACAGCAGCAGCCTGTTGCATGGTTATCTTGTGACGATCTGCAAATCTGCGAACCACAGAGTTCGCACCGTTATACCAAACTTTTGATTGCTCTCGGATATCAACAGGCACACTGTCGTGGATGTAAAGCAAGTTGTCTTTAACAAGATCAACGAATGCTTCTGCTTTTTGCTCATCTGTCCTTAGCTCTCGGCCTTTTCGTAGCAGCGGATATAGAAGAGCGTCTTTGATCAGTTTCATGTTTTTGATAAACACCGGGCGATCATCGACAAATGCCCCATAATCGTTGACTAGCAAGTCTTCAATCGGGTCTTCTTTTGCTTTTTTACCTGTGGGGAATCGTGTGCTGACGTTACCCTCGACGCCTCCCTGTTCAGCAGCTCGCCTTGCAAAGACAGACTCATCTAAAGATAGGTCGTCCTCAAGACCGTCCCGACCCTCTCGGGATGTCCACTCAGGCATGAGGCCCATCTTTTGTTCTGCAAAAACCGTATCCAAAACTCCGGCGGTTCTGTTCTGCTCACCATACGGACCAAAATTAAGCCAGCTATTTTGACCCCTGGTCTCTGAAGTGAGCGCCTGTAGCGCCGGACCAGTGAACAGTTTTGCATGAGCCTGCCAGGCGTTTTCTTCGCCACGGGCGCGGAATCCAGCGCCTTCGATGCCATGACCAAACGCATCATGCACCGCTCTGAATAAATCGTTATTGGTAACAATTCGATCTGCACCAGACTGGTCCTTCCATCGCAAGCCACTGTCGCGCAACATGACTCTGTCTGGATCATTTAGATCATCATTGAAGTCTTCTAATGTGCCGTAACCATCGTAAGTCCCATACACAGCCATACGCTTATTGTTGCGTAAATCACGCATCGCGTTATACGGGTTGCCGTCATAGGGGTCAGAGTTTGAATCGTAAAAGGTAAACTCAAAGCCAGCATCGATAAGAGCGTCGTACTGATTTCTAGTTTGTCGGACCAGGTCTTCATAAGCTTCTTTGACGATAGGGTCGGTAGGATCATCGACCATATCTTCATAAGCTTGAGCTATTCGTTCAGCTCTATCTAGGTCTACCCTTACATACTTCTTTTGCCTGGTGACTGGTATGTCGAAGGTTTCTGCATACCGCTTTGCTGCGACGTTGATCGCTGGGTCTGGGCCTGTCGCTCCGACTCTAACAGGCGCTTCTGGGAGTGCATCTGTGCTTGCATCCTGATCCTCTGTCGGCGCAACGCTTCGTGTCTGATCGCGTCCTCTTCCGTCTCCTCTGCGTTGGGGTCGTACACCTTCATCTCCAAGCTGTGAAATATTTCTTGCAACGATGCCTCGGGTTGCCGATGCGTCGATAGGCTCTGGCAACCTCTCAGGATCAATCATCTCATAAAGAAACTTAGATTGCCCTGGCTTTATATCAAATTTGCTGCCCTCTGGCACAAGATGCTGATCTCTTGAATCAGAAAACTCTGTTTCCCCAACTTCAATAGGCTCACCAACGGTAGCATACCCGACCAGCTTTGCAGGACCAGAGCCTGTTTCTATGATTCCAACACGTTGTCCGACATACGGACGAAGAGAATCTTTATCTCGGCTCTCGTATCTTTTTTCTCCGCCAACAATCAGGTCAGCATAATTTGATTCACCATCAGTTCTCACATTGATACCCATTTCGGCTTTGATCGGAGCCACCTTGGACATCTCAAAGTCATCTAATCTCTTTTGCCTTTCTTCTTCCTCAAGTGAGAGTGGCTGTAATATCTCTAAATCGCTAGTGAGACGGCCAGTTTTTTCTAGCCGGTAAGGCGTTCTGACGACAGACTGCCGCTGCCCATCGATGACATCTCTACTACCAATCTCACCCGAATTGATCTTCTGGATCATGTCCTCAAATGAAGCAAAACCCGAGCCAGAGAAAGAGTTATTGAGCCTTTGGAAAAACTGCTTGATCTTGTTAATGACCGACTGAGGCTTGCCGCCAAACATCCTGGCATTTGCTAGTCCGTCCCTGACCATTTCTGCAACCGCCTCTTCCACTATCGAAGCATTGCTCAACCCATCTCCTTGATAGGTGCTTGTTGCCCACTCAAGATACGTTGAACCGTCCGACCTTTTCTTTTTGGCCGATAGACCTGACAGCAGTTTCCATTCGGTTTGCTTGAAAACATCAAGCTGCCTAAGAGCGTGAACAATTTCATGGTCCAGAATGCTGATCATGTCATTAGCTATTTGCTCTGGGGTAGCATCTGGTCTCTGAGCTTTTATCCGATCTATGCCTAGAAAAATCTGACCGATATTGGGCGAGTAATATCCTTCGACACCTTGATCTAGCTCGCTACCGACGAAAGCATAAACATCGCCTTGCCCGTACAGCTCAACGTCTTCTGGCTTGAGATTCTTGAGAGTTTTGATCGGTATAGCTTTGATCCCATAAACCAAGTTGCCTTGACTATCCCTCGCTACGGTTCTCAAAGCATGATCTATATTGACCGCAACATCACCCAACCCATAACGCTGCATCTGTTCTCTTAATGTTTTTGTCAAACCGTCAAGCAACGAGTCTTGCTCTTCCAGTGGCGCAACTGGGTCAGCTTCATCAACTTTCGATGGTTGAATATCATCTAAATCATCTGCGGCGATGTCAGCAGATGCTTGATCAGCAACCGTGAGTAACAAAACCCCATCGAAGTCTTCAGCGATAACCGCGCCTTGCCTTATTAACCGATCAACAATTTGTGATTCTTCTTCTATCGTCCTCCCGGTAGCCTCAGACAATTCTTCTAGGGTCATGCCAACAGATAAATCTATGGTCTCCAAACTATCTCTAGAAATATCGTCAATAGAAACTTCCTCAGCTTGAGCATCCTCTCTGGCCTGCTCTAACTGATCGTCCTGTATACGTTTAGCGTTTGTCTCAGCAAGCTCTAGCGTTCCCTGGCTTGCTAAATCTTGCTTGAGAGACGCGAGTTTATTTCGGCCACTCTTTTTTGTTAGGTCTATTCGTGCGGCTGCTGCGATTTCTGAATCGGTGGCTGTGGGATTTTTGTTGAGTAGGTCACTTGCGGCGCTGAATTGAATAGCAGTGTAGTTGGGAAGCCTCAGATCGGGCAGTTTGGTCGGAGACTCAAAGCTGGGTAACTCTTCAAGTCTTTTGTATAACAGGTTGATCTCGCCTTTTGTGAGATCGTACAGCTTTCTGTTGCTTGAAGCGGGTACACCGATAAACTTTTCCATCAAGAATCTAAGCTGCTTAGAGCCTAAAGGTGCTTCTATATTTTTTATTTCAAGAAGTCTTTTTATCGAATCAACCGTGCGCTTACGACCCTCTGGAGCAAGCAGCTCAAACTTATCACCAAGAGCTTTCTTGGCGTCTTCGACAGAATGAGTGACATCTTCAGAAAGGCCACGCTCTAATCTTTTGGCGTTTATTTTTTGAGACGGGGTGTAATCTTTTTTCTTGACCCCTTCTTGCTCTAGCTCTCTGACGCTTTTGTTGGGATTGAACCCCGCCTCTTCATCAGCTTCAGCAGCCATATCAATCTCAAGTGATGTGAATCTGCCAAACGAAGGAGAGTTAGCTCTCAGACCCAGGTCTAAAAGCTTTTGGGTCTGTTCTTTTGTATAAGAATCTGGGCTTGTTTCCAGGCGATCTATCAAAGACTTTACGATATTTTTTGTTTCTGCGATCTCATTCAAATGATCCGCAAGCTCAATAGCCTCTGCTTTGCTCAAGGTAACACCATGCTTGTTACCGTCAGAATCTAGGACTTCAAACTGATTTTGATTTTCTGCTGTCGGTGTTGCCACAAAAACATTACCGACGAAAGGGAAGTTCGCACCCTCTACCCCAGCAATTTTCTGAGCGTAAGCATACATTTTCTCGCGCACACCAATTCGTTCAGCTTCTGCTAAATTAGCTGCTCGTAATGGGTCCGTCTGCATTTCTGCAACAGGAGGTATAATTGTTGAAGGGTCTGTTTCAGGAGTCGGTTCAATGACCGTAGGGTCTAGCCTGCCACGCTCTACTAAATCAAGATCGCGCTCTGCCATTGCGACTTTTTCGGAAAACCGCTCGCGCTCTTGTTCTTCATTCTCAAGAATGGCTTCCATACGCTTTTTGCGAGCTTTACCTATGAACGCACTGGTGACTAAATCAGCCCCCGCACCAATGGTTGCACCGATAGTGAAGTCATCGAACAATGACTCACCAGCCGGGAGGTCTTCGTTATAAAACCTACGCTCAATGGAGTCCTGCAAAACACTAGCCAATACTTCCTGAGTACCCTCTATTGAGCCAGTTTTCAATGCGGAACTAATGGCACCCCTCACACCGTCTATCTGCTCTGGGGTCATGTCTTTTTTGGACAATCTTCTGAGAAGCATATTCACAGTGAGCAACTCAGTCGCACCAACAGCACCACCAAGAAGGATCGCTGCGTCCTCGTCTGCCTGAGAGATATCAATGCCTGCCTGTCTTGCAGCTTCTATCCTTTGCGCTTGATCACCAGCACCGCCACCCACAGCAAGTGCGCCAGTAGATGCGGCTTTTGATGCCGCTGCACCCTTTCCAGCCAGGCCAAGCAACTTCACAAAACCAGCCGGTCCAAAGAAGGATGCAAATGAGCCAACACCTTCACCTAGCTTTGTTGACCATAGGTCTTGGTAAGCCTCGTTAGCACCAAGAGCGCCCTGCACTGCTCGACGCCCATCTCTGGCAAAGGAGACCATTGCATTGGCGTCACCAGAATCAATGGCTTCTTCAAGACCAACCACATTTGTAGCAGCATCACTTATCTCTGCAAGTCCCTCAGCAGAGCTGAGATAAGAGTTTGCAAATCCCCTGGGTATTGCTTTGAAGAACTCACCCACGCCACCTAAAACGGTGACATCTTCTTCTGGCTCTAACTCAGATTGCAGCTGTGGCGCTATATTCGACTGATCAACAATCTCTTGTGTAGCAGGTAGCTGTTGCTTTTCAATCTGCTCTAAGAGCGCATTTGTAAAAACCTCAATGTCTTCTTTGTTTTGTTCTTCATTTGCCTGAATAAGAGCCTGTTCCAGGAGTTGTATTGTTTGAGATGACATCGTTGATATCTATTCCGCGCCTGCCAGTCTTTCTCTCTGCTGTCGCAACTGCTTTCGGATTTCTGGGTCTAAACCTTTAATTTTTTCCTCAAAATCATCCCCAGGTGTGGTTGTGCTTGTTTGCGTTGTACTAATTCTTGGAAGCGTTAGACCAAACTGTTCACCTATCGTTGCTGCTAGTTGGCTCTGCAAGGCGACGATATCATTTTTCTCCATTGTTTGAGTTACCTGCACAGGCATTTTATCCAGCAAATTGGAAGCGGCCCTGAGAACCTCTCTCTTCAGAAGCTCTTCTTGTTTGAACCTATCATTTTCTATCTTTGCAAGAGCCAATTCTGTGCTTTGATTTAGGTTTGCAATAGCTTGCTCTATAGCTGTTTCGCTAACGATGGCAAATTGTTCAGCGGCAAAGCGACTTGCCCCAAGATTTTCTAGAGCGCCGATCTCAGTCTCAATAGCTCTCAGCCTGTTTTCTTCTTTCTTGACAGCCCGATTGTATTCGTTATCAATCTCCGCCTTGGTGAAGCCAAACTCAGCAGCCTTGTTTCTTGCTGCTATTGCTCTCTTCTCAGCGTTTGCTGCGGCAGTGGCCTTACCCGCTTCGCTCAAACCTTCTGCAATATCACCTCTGGCGATGCCAGCACCCAGTGCGATCAGTGCTTGTGCTGCGCCAGCCTTCTTAGCCTCTGCTATTTGACCCTCTGCAAACTCTTGCTGCTGCGCCTTCAAGCTAGAGTAATTGATTGATGGCACTTTCATGTCTTTAATAGACTGAGCGTAGCTTTCGAATTTGTTTTCTAAGCCCTCTAATTGCTGGATGCGCCTGCCAGCAAGGTCGGTTTTAGCTTGCTTTTCTCTTCCAACAGCAGCCCTGATGTTAGATGCGTCAGCATTCTGATTGAATCTTTTCGCATCCTCTCCAATCGCGTTTGATCCAGAAAGTCGAGTGATATCATCAGGGAAAACCTCTGGACTTATGTACCGTTCAATGTTCTGACGAACGTCAGATGAGTCTTGACTGAGATCGCCAGCTATAAGGTTATCTAACGTCGGGATAACTGGAGGTGGCTTCATTACGTTTTCTGGGATTTCAAATGGCCCCGATTCTTCACCTACCATTTGTGATCCGATGTTTTCCTCCTGATTATTGAGACTAGCGTCCATCAATCGGAAGTCCTCAGGACTTGCATCTGGTCCAGTGTCATCCAACCCTTGTCGGTCTGACACATATTCAACTACATCATCGATAAATGATTCTCGCTGGCCGCGTCTAGGCAACCTCTCACCCGGCATCACGCCTTCATATCCAGGAAGAAGTTCACGAATAAATTCATCTCTAGAAGTTGCTCCTGGTTGTGATCTAGCTCCGCGCCGAGTGCTGATCGTTGGCCTCTGGTAGTCATATAGGTCTTCGGCTATTTGCTCTATGGTTTTACCACCCTCATACATACGAACAACACCCCCTCCATACATACCCATAGGAGGTTGCTCCATAGGCATTCCTTCAGGAGGCATCGGCATTCCTTCAGGAGGCATCATTTGTGGTGGCATCTGCTCCTGTTGACCCATCATCGCAGCCTGCATCGACTGGTCTGGCGGTGCCATCGCCGCTATACCCTCTTGTATGATCTGATCTTTAACGGTGCCTTGAGGCTGTTGCTGCTGCCTTTCAGCAAAACGCCTACGCATATCTGAACGTCTCTGAATCTCAGACACAACTAGAAACTGAGGCACTTGCCCAGTGGGCATCTCCGCCTCTTGTTGCAGCCGATCATCGGGCAACCCTTTCACCATGTCTTCGATTTCAAGTATGTTCATATATCGCTACCGAGTTGCGTTGTAAAGACCAACGCCACCAATCCCAGCACCCAACAGCCTTTCTGTCTGACTCGGACCCCCGAATGTGGTGGTTTGTGATCCCGGTGTAACGGGTAATCCTTGCAACAGTTGGCTGAAGAAAGCTAACTGCTCGCGTGGGAACGCTTGTTGACGTAGGAAATCCTGATAGCCTATATCAAGCCCCCTTTGGCCTAGCTCTCTTTCAATCTGACCGGATGCCTGTAGATTTCTCAACCGCTCAATAGCCATATTTTGCTCATCAGTCCCAAGTCTGCCCAGCAAACCAGCAGCCTCTAATCGTTGAGCTTGGGTCGCCCGGTCAGCGTCAAGGCCAGCGAATCCTAGTCTCGCTCTTGTTTCTTCAAGCGCGGCATTTTCTGCCCTGGCTCTCATCCGAGCCTCATTCTCGGCCTGTAAAGCTCGCTCTTGGATTTCTTGTCCGCTGAGACCAAGCCTAGTAGCCTCTTGCCTTGCCCTTTCTGTAGCATCAAAGACAGCCCTTTCTTCCTGCTGCTGGGCTAACCTTAGCTGTTCATTCTGCTGGAATTGTTGTTGACCAAATTTTTCTTGCGCTTGCCTTGAAGCATCTTCTTGTTGCTGGGCAGTCAAACCCAACTCTGCCGCTCGTTGCCTGGCTTGTTCGCCAGCCTGTAAGGCGCTTTGTCGGAAAGATTCTTGCTGCTGCCTTGCTTGCTCTAACTGTTGAGAAGCCTGCAACCCGAACTGGCCTTCTTGCAGACGAGCGGCACGATCCGCTTCAAAAGCTTTTTGCGCTTGCTCAAACGCTGCTTGACCACCTCTAGATTGGATGTCTTGCAGTTGCTCAGAAAGATTCTTTTGTCTTTCAGACTGCAAGATGGCCTCTCGGTAACCACCAAGACCACCAGCTTGTGCCGCTTGTTGCTCAATCGCAGAACCTTGCATTTCGGACTGCTTTCTAGCTTCACGCTTTTCTATGTCCGTCACCAGTTGTTGGTACGGGTTCATATATCTTTCTAGCGTTTCAGGATCAGCAACAGTGCCAGCTTCAAAGCCCGACCCCTGATCTACCCTACCAGAACGATATCCAGATTGACGAACAGTCGCTTCATATCCAGGGTCAAAGCTTCCTGCTTGATAACCGACGCCTCTCTGGCCCGCTTGGAACCCCTGACCTAAATCACCCGCCCGATAGTCACTGCCGATACGGCTTGCTTGATATCCTGACCTTTGCATCTCGGGCGTAAAAGACCGCGCAATATCCATGCCGCCACCGACATCTTGATACCCAACTTGGGTAGCAATATCTGAAGCCGTTCTCGTTTGTTGCGGAGAGCCAGTCGCAGCCATCTCTTGGAAGCCCTGCATCCCTGCTCGTTCAGCATCGGTAAAGTCTGCTAACCGTTGACCAGGAAAAGCTTCGTAAGGCCGAGTGCTTTCAAACACAGTGCGCTTGAGCATATCCTCATAATACGGACGCGCATACTCTGGAAGATTTGTCTGAGTTACGACGCTTTCTTGAACGCCACCACCACCACCACCTTTACTCATTTGTCAAACTCCTTTCATAAACAACGTATGAGCGTTGGAATTCGTCTTGCTCCAACCACTTCCAAAAACCCATCCGAGCAGTTGCCTCAATGCCAGAGCATCCAGTGTCTTTGCCAAAGGACTTGAACTTGTCCAGCATATCCCAGACCCAGTCGTTGAAATTATCTCCGCCCAAAAACTGTATTGCCAACATCTTTTTCTCTGGATACTGATAAATCTCCGTCGTTCCCACACCATCGATACGCTTGTCGTCATCGAAAGCCAACCAAATCTGTTGATTACCGTTCAAAATAGCCGCATAAAGAAACTCAAGATTCCACCTACCATTAGATCGGGCGACAGCTCTACTCAACTGACCCTTCACCTCCGGCCACATCGTGCTGATATAGTGTGCAGGAACCATTGTTATAGTGTGTGTAACGTCTCTTGGCTGATCCCGCCTCCTTACTTTAGGTTCGCGGGATATGTCTTTAACCTTTGAAGAATCAAAATCTAAGAGATTGTTCATGCTGGCAGTATGCCTCCCTTTTTAGCCATCAGCGGCTGCGGCTGTTCTGTCGTCCCTGTTCGCTCCATCCGCACCCGATCCATCATCTGCTCCAAATCCTCTGCCCCTGCGTCAGTGTCCCCATCGCCCAGACCTGAGACGACATCAGCCGGTACAATGAACTCACCAGGGGAAACTGCTACCGGCTGTTGATCACCGATCATGCCAGGTACAAGATCATCCATGCCACCGCCAAGACCATCTATCAAACCCTCTTTTTGAGAGCCAGGAACTACCTCTTCTAGTACCGACGATCTCAACGCCTGGAAAACCTCTATTCCGAACTCATCAATAAATCGTTGTATGATCGTTTCTGAATCATCTTCATCCAGTCTGCCCAATATCGCCATCCGAGTCTGCTCTAAAAGTTTTTGAGCGTCTTCTAAAGCTTTATTTGTCGGGCCTCCTTCTTGAAAACGCCCCGTCATACCCCGAGCGTCTCTCAACACATCGCGCATGATGAGTTCTCTAGTTGCGGGATCAATGTTGCTATCAGCAAGATTAGCTTGAAGAATAGATTCGATACCCGTTCCAGCTTGAGGTGATGCTACCATTGTGGTCTGTGACGGAGCCTCCACTACCGTAGCTGGTGGTGTTGTCACTGCTGTCGCTGGTGGAGGGGGCGCTTTATAATAATTATCTTGAACGGACTCCTGCGATCCAGGCAACCCGAACTCCCTTTCATATCTTTCGACTCTCGCCTTTGCGGCTTTTCTTTTTCTTTGAGAGCCGAATCCGCTATCTACCGTTGCCTTAGCCTTTTCATAGAGGCTTTGTTCTTCAGAAAAATTCCTGTTGGGGTCTGATCCAGCAGCACTTACAGCAGCACTAGGAGCTGAAGCCCCGGTCGTTGGGGTTGTTGTCGTTTCAGCTTGTTCTGACGCCTCAATCTCTTCTGGGGTTGGGTCTCTAAAATACTTTATCTCTGGGTCAAAACCCGGTCTATATCCCTCAAGCTCTTTAGGATCAACAACAACACTGCCTCTGATTGCTGCCTGTGCGGCTGATGAACCACCTAACCCATAAGTCGGGGCCGGGTTGAAATTCGGAGGGAACGGCCCTCCTTGCTGCATCCGCTTCACTGGCGGCATCTCTCCGGCAAGCCCATACAGCTCTGCTTGTCTTTTTCTAAAATCCTGTGGGTTGATAGCCGTAATGCCGCCCTCTGCCATGCCTGTTGGGAAGTAAGGATCATCCCCAAGATAATCATATTTACCATAACCCTCGCCGGTCACGTTCAAGAATCTACCAGAATCTAACGCCTCCTCTGCTCGACGCAAATCCTCTTCAGATTGTGCTGACCTTCGACCAAACATTTCTTCCATTTCTTGCCGACGCGCCATAGCGGCTCGCTCACCTTCGCCAATCGCTATAGGGATGGCTGCCGACGGACTCAGAAGACCTTTACCTGTAGCTTGTAAACCCTCAATCAATCCTTGTTCTTTTGGGACACCAGCAAAAGTTGAGCCTTTCACTTGACCGCGCAAAGTATCTAACGGACTTGCGGTAGCGGCCCCTTCTTGAATCTTAGCCAAAGTGTCTATCGCTGTTTCTTTCGCACCAACTTGTGGAAGCTGGGCTAATTGTTCGGCTGTAAGTTTGCCTTCAGCACTTATCTGTGCGGCAGAAGCCGCTGCGTCTGCCGCTTTTGTTGCATCTGTCGCTGCTTTAGCTGCTTGATCAACACCAGAAAGAGCTTTCGCTCCAGCCTCAAAAGCCTTGCCAAGACCGAAGCCTGTAAGCCCAGAGACCAAACCTTCTTTCAAGTCTCCAGTTACTGCTGTGGTGGCGAGACCAGAACCAATAGCACTCGCCAAAGCTGTTTTACCAGCCAAAATTCCACCCGTTCCCGCGAGGAGTGAAGACCCAGCAAGACTTCCTAGCAGTGGTGCTAGAAAGGGCAGGAATGCTTCAGGCTGTCCTGTCATCGGGTTGGTTGTAAGCTGCCCTGTGGGCGACAGAGAGGCGATACCAGCCACTTCTATAGGGTTCATGTGAACCATCATGCTGTCGCCAAACCGGCCTTGTTGAGCCATCTGGTCTGCCATAGGCTGCATTGGGAATGGGGGTTGTTGATACATCATTAGCTGGTCTCCACTCCAAACATATTGAAGCTAACATTTGCTGCACTTGAATAAACTTTTACGACATCTGTCTGCTCTAAACAAATACCGATTACAACGGTGCGGCTGGTTGTTGCCGCAAGGTCTTCATCAAAAAATATAAACTGTTTATCGTCCGCCGAAGCTCCGGCGACATGAATACTGACCCGGAAAGTGATACCCGATCCGCTTCTATTGCAAATGACCAGGGAGCTGACGGTCGTTTGCGTCAAATCTGGTACGGTATAAAGCGTTGTGGTGGTGGTTGCACTCACATCCACTTGGCCTAAAACTTTAATAACGTCCGTCACGACGCACCCATCAACAAGAACTGAAACCTTCTCATCGCAAGCGAACCAGTTTTGTCGTCTTGCGTTTTTGCCACCAACAGGTCGTTCTCTATACGGTCTAAAGCAAGCTCAATGGTCCTTCTATTTATTGCCTCTTCAGTAGGATCATAGTTGATTGACGGTACAGGTAAGGGCGTTTGCCTTGTCGAAGCCATTAGCGCCTCCCGTCCTGTCTCATATCAAATCTCAAACCACCTAGCCGCCAACCATACCCCAGGCCCGAACTTTCAACCCTAAGTATGGTATGTCTAGCCCTAGCCCTAATATGATTTTGCTTTGTTGAAGAAGACACCGTAGATGTTGCTAGAGTGCTTTGAGCTTCAAGCGGGAAATCACTACCCTTAATGGTGAGGTCAATACTGGCATCTGTAGAATTACCACTAAACTTAAAATCAGGAAGTATCCTGCTAATCATCATAAACCGTTCACCATCACCTATCTCCAAATCTCCAGACTCTACAAACGCAGTGATAGCCGAACCATCATCATCGTGACCTACCTCATGTTCAAACAGATAGTTCACAAGATCATTGCTATCAATACAGCTTGTTGCTAACGGCTTGTCGTTGACCGACGCCCCAACCCAAGCACCCCTTTCTAACGTACCAATAGCCCATAAGTTTTCTGAGTAGTTGTACGAGACATAGTTTGTGATTTCTGTGTTGCCGGACCCAACTGGGTAAAACCATATCACCTCAGAAAATGCATTGTTTTCTGCCGCAAAAACCTTAAACGCTTGCTCTTGGTTGAGGTTGGAGAAAACGTGTTCTTTTACCGAACAAGGCAATGGCTGCACCGAACCGTTGTAAACGTAAAAGCCACCTTTATCCATGAAGAAAACCGAACCCCTGGCATTCACTGCGGCGTTTGGCGCAATCATGGAGACATCTGTACTGAGCGTAGAAAACTGAAAAGTGAAAGGTGCGCCCACAAAACGCATCGAATGCAAGCTTGCATCCGTCCATATAAGTATCTCCTGCCTTGCCTGCACCGCACCGATAATCTCTGACCCAGAGTTTATCCTAACTCCACCGGCAGTATTCGTCGCTGTCGGAGTCCACACCGCTGCATTTTGCTGATCGGAGAATCTCACAAACAACGGATCAATGTTACTTGATCCAATGGGATTTGAGCCAAACGCAATAACGTGTTGATCGATGTCCGAGACCATGACCTGGAGAGCAACCGTTGGAACATTAGAAGCACCAGACAAAGCTGTTGCGTTGATTGCCCTTGCCCCCGTACCAGAAGATTCATCCCAATAAAAAATCCCACCACCTCTGATGTTGAAAATTAAATCTTCACCGAAATTATCCTGGCTGATCAGCCGTAACTGTCCTGCTGCGGAAACGCTACTAGAACTTCCCCACGTTCCAGAACCCCAACTACCGGCACCAAACCCAGTGCCTTGAACGAAAGCATTCAGACCCGTATTGATTTGATACGCTCCCACCGTGGAGCTTCCACCATTTCCAGAATCGCTAGAGTTTGCGGTCACCTCGGACCCGGTCGTGTCTTTGGCGGTGATTGTGAACGTGTTAGTGGTCGGCACTGAAGCGATTTGATACTCCTGATTGAGTACGGAGGCTATAATGTTGCCCCCCAAAGACGCAGCGTCACTAAAAGTAACAAAATCATTTACCACAGCGCCGTGAGCAGAATCAGTCACAGTAATGGTTGACGATCCGTTAGTCGCAGCAAACGTAACGTCGCCAGCAGAAGTGGTGTTTCTCAAAGGCGTGACATCTTTGATGCCGCTGCCCTCTACAATATAAAACTTTAGATTGGTCCCTAGACCTATATACTTGATAGCTTCCAAAGATGCCCAGTTGTGTATTGAACGAGCGATACCCTGGAAAGCAGATTGAACTAATTTTTGCCAGCCACCAATCTTTTCGACCCGACCTTGTCGGAATCTGATTTTATCAGAGTCAAACCATCCCGAGTCTGCCGTGTACTCGGTGCCCTCTTTGTTGACACCTGGTGCCAACTGTATCTTAGCTAGAGGCATTAGCCGAAAAATCCGCCTATCCCAGGCTGAGTCAGCCCACCACGGTTAAATGCAGTGTAAAACTGCTGTCGCATCGGAAGGTTAGATGAGCCGAAAGGATTCGCCATAGCGTTTGATCCTCTCATCATACTAGGCACACCGTAGTTTTGTGTGAACCCCATGCCTTGATACCCTGTTGGAGAGCCTAAGTTTTGGGGTAAAGGTTGCTGTTGATACGGCTGATTGTACCCCCCGCCTTTACCGCCACCTCTGCCACCTTTCCCACCAGGGGATGGCTGTGGTGCAAAACCACCGTAAGATTGCATAGGTGGGATTGTCGTGGTACGACGATTAGCTATTTCTAATCCTTGTAGAGGCTTTAATTCGTAGCGTTGTTCTGGGGCTTTTTGAGTTCTACCTCGCCCTCGGTTCCGTCTACGATCTTGCGTAACAAATAAATCTTGTGGGCCTTGACTACCCATCAAACGAGAGCCAAGCATTGACCCTGCGCTTGGCATAAAAGGCATACTTTGGTAGGGCACAGAACGGCCTCCGCCTTTACCTCCTCCCTGTGCGCCTGCGCTCATAAGTATTCTCCATGTCTAATCATCTCAGTCACCTCTATGGCACGATCACCCACCTGACTTGCCCAGCGCGAATCCATAAATTCATCCGCTGCTACGTCATATTGTTGTCGTGACATGGCATTCAACGCCTTTACGAACCCTCGTAACCGGGTCAAACCAAGGTTAAAACACAAGTTGATCATCGCGTCACGGCGCGGTTTATTCAAAGACCGATACCATCCATAAGCGTTTTCTAACTCCTCATCACAACGCTCAATGTCATTAAGAAGCAAATAATCAATCTCATCATCAGAAAGGCCGATACCGCCATCTTCGTCCACGCAGCGCCCGACGCCGATGGTTAGCTTGTCAGAGGTACATCGGTAAGCAAAAGCTTTAACACCTTCGTGCCGCTTCAGTGCCTGTATTAACTGGCCTGCAAATGTCACCATCTACTTTTCTCGTGCCACGGAATTGACCTTCTCGTATGAACGCATAGCGCCGAGACCCAACATTCCCATCATAACAGGCACAAGAAGCGTGGTATCCACTTCAGGCACCTCCATCCATATCCCTAATACGTTAGCTACAATCGTGTTGTACAGCAGTCCTACCGCACAAATCCAACCAATGGCAGGTCGCCACCCAGCAACAAATAAGCTCTTGTGTGCAGCTTCCATCTTGTTGATTTCTAGCTGGCCCTTCAAAGCGTCATGCGCGTGGCGCTCCGACATGGTTGCGATCTCATGGGCCAAAGCCGCTTTCTGATCTTTGTCTTCAATGAACTTATCAAGTAACCCTGTGACCGGCCCAATCAGTTGTCCGACTAAACTCATAATCTATTTCCTATTTGACCATGCTTGTGCGCCAAAAAACGCAGCCAGTATACCTGCAACGGACACAAAGTAGACCGCAGCCATGTCACCGAGAATCGAAGCCGCTTGATTCATCCCAAAGAACTCGCTGACCACCACTAAAGATGGGTAGAGCAACATTCCCCAGAGGGCAAACCAACTCATCGCCCTTTGAGCGTCAGCCCGTTCATGCCGTAAGCGTAGCTCCTGCAATTCCTTGCTAGTCTGCAACTCTTCATCGGTAACTACGCCGTCACCATCCGAATCGTATTCCGCATACTCACTACCATCTTCTAAGCGTTTTGCTGCCATCTCAGTCCCAGAAGTTTGTATTCGGCGCTGCATATTTCGGAATGCAGTACGCTGTTATATTTTGTTGTGACGACATTCTGTTGTTTTGCACGATTCGGTATTTACCGCTTTCGATCATGTAAGCAAAAAAGTTACATCTATCTATTGATCGAAAGAAAAACTGCTCATTTAACTGAG